CATCAGTGCCCATGCGCAGATCCTGTTCGAAGACATGCCACACTTCCGGGATCTGTACTACGACAAGATCGACCAGCTCCGGGAAGTCCTTCAGGCGGAGATCGACACCGATGACGAGTGCCTCAACTACTCCTCTCCCGAAGAAGATGTCGAGCACAACTCGATCCACTACCTCAACGTCATCATCAACTGGCAGAAGGTGATCCTGTCATGGGAACTTGACTGGGACTGCACCCATGTTGACGCTCCTCTCGAACTGGCCTCGATCGTTGAAGTCCACAAGATGTTCTTCGACCAGACCGGTCTGACCTCCCTGCTCGACAACATCAAGTTCGAGTTCAGCGATGAGCACCGGGAACTGCTCACGCTGGAACTGGAAGAGATGAAGCGCGAGTGGGGTAGCAATGAGTGAAGACACCCGTGAAGTCGTGGATCTACCGGGCATGGGGGATGCTGCTTTCAGCACTCTCATGGATGCGCTGGCGCCAGAGGAAGGCACAGAGGCAGTGGGAGATGGAGCAACGGCTCCTGCTGGAACTGAAGCTACAGCAACGAATGCTGCTGATGGAGGCGCTGACTCCGCTGGCACAGGCGCTGCAAAGGATGGACAACCTGCAACAGCAGCAGTGGCAGAAGAGCCATCTGCATCTGATGACGCAGGAGGAGATGCTTCAGGAAGTGCTGAACGGCCTGATGCCTCTGGCGGAGCAACAGATCTTCCCGCGGATTGGACAGCCGATGCCAGTGATTTCCTCCCGAAACTCGGCAAGCTGAGCAGCGCACTCGAGGAAACCGTTATCAAGAGGTATCAGCAGGAATCCTTCGATCAAGCCCGTGAGGATTACGAGAAATACTTCGAAGCCTTGGAGACGCACCCCCGTTTGCTGGTAGGCACACAAGTGCCGGCTATTGGCAAAGAGGGAATGGAGACCCTGCGCGACAGCAACGATGCGAAGGAATGGCAAGAGGCTGTGCGCAGTCTGCTCGTTCAAGAGGTCGAGGAGGCGACACAGCAGAAACTTGAAGAGTCCGGGTCACAACTGCAAACCCTGCACGCCTCGATCGATCTGTTCAAGAACAACAAGGATCTGATTCCCGGTACGAAGAACTTCAACAAGACTCTGGCTGACGAGTTCGCCAAACTCGCCATGCCGTACGAGGTCAGGCAAGATGGCAAGTTGCAGGGGTACAGCATCCCCGTGCAGCCGATCATCGATGCGCTCCGGCAGAAGCAGACGGATCCACCACCGTCAGCGAAACAGCCTGAGCCGAAGCCGGCCACCACGCCGCCTGGGGAGGGCAGAGACTCTGTTGCGGAGCCTGACCCGCCCCAGGCTGGCATCCCTTCCAAAGCCGGCAGTTCTGCGGAGAAGGAAGACTTTTCCACATTGTTCGGCACAATAGGGTTACCACACCTACAGATCTGAAGGGATCGAGAACATGGCAGCACCCGGAGCAATCGAAGACTTGACGGCATCCGTCGTCGGAAAGACCAGTACCACCTTGACGTGGACCAACCCAGCGGACACCGACTCTGTCATCCTTCGGCGTGCTGAGGGTGCGGAAGCCCCAGAGACATCCTCGGATGGGGAAGCCGTCACCGTCACTGGTGCAGTGGAAACCGTTGAGGATTCAGGGCTGGACCCGGACACGCAGTATTCGTACGCGGCATGGGCGGTGAATGCTGGTTCTGAAGAATCAGAAACGGCTGCAACGCTCACGGTTGTCACACTGCCAAACACCAGCCCGCACAACGCCACGTCGTACAGCAACCCAGCGTGGAGCTCCCCAGCGGAAACGGCTGCTAACAACGCACAGCGCACCCTTGCGTTGCAGGCTGACTTCGACCGGAGCGAGGAGTCCAGCAAGGAGCAGTACCAGTTGTTGACCGAGCTACAGGTTGGCCCGGATCCCGCGATCACAGCGTTCCTCCCTGCGAACGGTTGGGTCACTGCAGTGTCTGAAGAGTTCTCACTGGATGTGATCGGTACGGACTTCCAGGACGGTGCTGTAGTTCTGATCGACGGTGTAGAACATGCGGCTACCTTTGTCGACTCCACTACATTGACTGTCACCGTGGACACTCTTGATGAAGTGACCACAGTGGAAGTCGTGGTTGTCAACGGTTCACGATCCCAGTCGCCTGCAGTGGACTTCGAGTTCCTTGAAATCCCGGAGCCAGCCATCACCAGTTTGACTCCTGACACTGCTGTGGCAGGTGCCGGGCCGATCACCGTGACTGTCGCAGGTACCGACTTCCTACCGGATGCCGAGGTGTACTGGAACAGTGGGGAGACTCCCCTTGCCACAGTCACCGTTAACAGTGCCACCGAGCTCGAGGTCGAAGTACCTGACGAGGTTGCCGGCGACTACGACCTGGTCGTGGACAACGGCGAGTCGAAGGTGTCGACGGCAGCAGTCTTCACCTACACCTCCGAGTAACCGTGCCGTCCTTCCCCGTCTACTACAAGCCACGCCCGTACCAGGAAGAACTTCATCGACTGTGGAGGAACAATCGGTACGGGATCGCGGTCTTGCCACGGCAGACGGGGAAGGATGTCTCGGCCTCGATGGAGCAGTGCCATGCCCGGCTCAAGACTCCGAAGACGACCGGGGTATACATTAGCCTCTCGAATCCTATGATCCGGGACATTCTTTGGGACAAGACATATATTGACCCGGAGTCCGGGGAGTACATCCGCGGTCTGCAGGACAACGTACCCGGGGAGACAGTGGACTGGAAGGGCACCGTCATGGAGGGCCGGTTCACTAATCAGAGCCGGCTGAAGCTGCAAGGCTACTTCCAGTCCGGACAGGACAAAGCCGGTGTGGGTACGTCATTCCAGGACTACACCATCACCGAGCTGGCACTGTTCACCCGGGAGGATCCCATCCCCCGGCTCATGCCGATCCTCGAGAACCGGGCAGAGGACAAGCGGTTGATGGTTGTCAGCACGCCACGAGGGAAACGACGGAATCCGTTGTGGCAGTTGATGGAGTCCATGAAGGACAACCCCGAGGCCGAGGTCATCATCAGGGACATCGATGACCTGAACAAGATCATGACGCGGGAAGGACTGCCCCCGGTCCTGACCACGGAAGAACTCGAGCGGATCCGGGACACCTACCTCAAACGGTTCGGCAATGACCGGATGTTCGAGCAGGAATACTACGTCTCCTTCGAGGAGATGGACGCCGCTGCGGTGTACGGCGAGGCGTACATGAAGATGGAGGAGGAGAAGCGGGTTCACGAGTTCAACCTGGATCCAGGCCATCCGGTGTACGTCGCCTTCGACATCGGCTCCTCCGGGATCCAGTCGGACGCCACCAGTTGGATCGCGTTCCAGTGGATCAACGGGAGACTGTTCCTGTACGACTGCGGCGAGGGACACGGCAAAGCACTGCCGGAGTACGTGGACGATCTACAGGTGAAGCCGTACTTCAACAAGTTGGCCGCGATTATCCTCCCGTGGGACGGTGAGCACCACGAGAAGGCGATCAACACCACGCCGGCTGACATGATGCGGCAGAGGTTCCCGAACGTGGTAGTGCTCGCCAAGTCGAACAAGGTGTGGAAGATCCCGGGATCCAGGTCCGGGGACTTCTCGATTGTCACCGACATTCAGCAGACACGCATGATGTTGTACAACAGCATCATCCATTCGGGGAACTGCCAGTGGTTGCTCGAGTGCTTGGAGAACTACAAGTACGAGTTCAACACCAAGCTACAGATGTGGACCCAGCAACCGCTGCACGACAAGTACAGCCACATGATGGACGCGCTGCGCTACGTGGTACAGGCCGTGAAGGAATTGGATTTCTTCAACGGAAAATTTTTTGACAACGCCGGACAGTCCACCGCGTCAGTGAACTACGAGGAAGACTGGACAGGAGTGTGGGCATGAAGATCGTCACGATCAGACAGGCTATGCAACTGGTGGCCGACAACCCCGTCATGAAAACCGATGACATGATCAGCCTGCCAGCACACGAGCTGGTGGTGCGCACGCTGTTCGAGATCGCCAATAGTGCCAACTCGACAGACCGTAGCTCGATGAAGGAAGCGAACACCGCACGGGAGATGATCTTCAACCGGATGGTTGGCCGGCGTCGTACTGGATCCCATCCTGCCACCCATCAAGAGATCAAGATCGAGTTCCGGGATCTGACAGGAGGAGCGATCGAATCATGAAACTACGAATGGAAGCCACTATCCGACTGCTGCTGATCAGGGCGTGGCAATGAGCCGTCACATCAGCGACCTGCTGCCCAACGTCACCAGCGACCACATCAACGATGACGACATCGTCCTCGACGCCGTCATCCTCATGCGCGTCGCATCCACCGTCGGGGACGGGAAACCACGCCTGATCCTGGTCGACACCCCCGACCTCGACTGGCTGCTGCAAATCGGAATGCTGCGCGCCGGACTAGAGGTCGCCACCACCGGCATCGGAAGAGACGAGTACGACGGAGACGGCGATGAGTGACATCACGCCCATCCGTCGCTGGCGCAACCGGATCCCCGAGGACCACCGCACCAGCCTGGACACCCGGCTGCTGTGGCTGTGGCACCAGCGGTTCGGCACCGTGCAGATGGTGTACAAGGAGTCCGAGGATATCCTCGACAAGACAGCCGCGACACTGGTGCTGCAAGCGATCCTGGGCCGCGATCTGAAATCGATTCAACAGTTGTTCCAGCGGATCGAAGGCGGCCCGCAGTACGACCAGCAGGTATTGGCCCAGCAGAATCCGGTCAGGATTTGAGCTGGTCGTCCCGCCATCGTTGCTGCCAGACTCGAGCCTCAGGCCGCTGACACGGGACACACCGGCACTTCCGCGGCTTGACCATGTGGTCGTACGCATCGGTGTCCGGTCGTGTCTCCGGCATCGTGCGGTACTCGTCCGACAGCAGTTCCAACGGAATGAACCACTGACCGTGGAACCGTACGGCCTGTGGATGATCCGGCTTGCGAACCTTGTACGTGCGTTCTTCCAACGGTTTCGGTGTGTACTTCGAGTAGTTCGAGTACCTCCGCGTACCGTCCGGCAGGACGACAACGGGATGATGGGTCACGGGTACAGCACGCCCTCGGTGTACTCGGCCCACAGCGTCAGGGTGTACGGGCGGTGCCGGCGGATGTAGTACCCGGGCTTCACCCGGTACGCCTTTGGTACTTTCTTCCCGCAGATGTACGTCATGTAGGGCTTGCCGAAGTAG